GAGACTATGGCTTCCACTTTGGCGCTCGTTACTGCCTGTGCTTGGCCGTTGGCTTGAGCCTTTTTTGCAGTCTCCTCCGCTATCTGAGATATGCGCTCACGATCTTCTGCTGCATGTGCAGTGTTGGCTTGTAGTACGCCCCAAGCAACTGCTAGGCTTACAGCGGCAGCAGCTATGGGTAATGCCCACTGTGGGACTTTAATGGAGTTTTCAGACATTGGTTTTCCTTATTATACTGCCCGTAATGAAGCGGACTTTTTGTTTACTATTTTATTACTGGCTTCCAAAACAAAATTAGAATGATTTTTAATCATCCGCAGCACTTCCATTTGAATATCTAGGTCGTGTGCTTCAATCAAAGAACCTCCAAGGTAGGAGATTGTTTCTGCGTTTAACCTTACAATGCTTGTTTCAGGGTTTTCAATCACAGGTACAAGTTCAGCATCTATCATGGTTAGTCCTTATTTTTTTCGTGACTTAGCTCCTACACACTTCCAACGCTTACGCGATAAATTGTTTGGAGTGTTAGGGTCATTTTGTTTTTTCTTAGGCAGTCTTTTTTTAATGCCTAAACTTCTAGCGCAGTAACTGTCCCCTTTGCTAGTTCCCGGTTTAACTCTAGGGCCACCGCCTTTTGCTGCTCCAGCTTGCCCATAAGATACTCTTTTGCCGCTAGAGGTTACTTTTACCTTTGCTTTTCCTTTCCTTGGTTTTGCCATCAAGCAGCCTCTTGTTGTTTAGTCTTGCGCGTCTGCGCTGGCCTTTTCGCTTCATCCTTAGATTCTAGTTCCTTAATCTTGTTTTCAAGTTCTTCAAACTTGGCGTTGATTTGGTCTAATGCGCTTTGAAACTGTACTGAAGTTACTACCATGTTACTGTCCTTGTCCTGCTGGGGGTTTGTTTTGCTGTACAAGTTTGAGATCAATCTCTTTCTCTTTCAGCATGGTTTGTGCCATCTTCAGCCTACGTTCAAATTCCTTGTCATCCTCAGAACCTGACTGTAGGTTGGTTGTGATAGCCTTGATCCTGTCAATCTCTAGCTCCTGTGGTGCCAACTGAGTCTCTACGGCCATCTTCTGCGCCCTAGCTTGTGATTCAGTAGCTTGTCCATTCAACGCTGCTGTCTGTGACTGCTGGAACTGTAATTGTGCTTGTTGTGCAGCCTGTGCCAACTGTTGTTGCTCTGGAGTAGGTTGTGATTGCTGTGCTGCTTCCTGTAGTTTAGCAGTCAGTTCTTCACGGTTTGACAAGTTCATGTTGTCGATAATGGACTCTATCAGCGTGTTGTACAGAGGTGAGTCCTGTGACATTGTTTGCAGTAACTGTACAAGTTGTGTTACTTCGTACTCACGCGCTATAATGCCTAGTGTGGACGTAGCGTCAAACTTGTAGTCGGCTACAGGGTAGTTATCAGGGTCAAACTGCATGTAACGGTACGCAGCTTTCTTTACAAACGGTATGAGGAAACAGTCTTGGAAGTTTATTAGTGTGCGTTTGTGACGCTTAATAATAGCACCAAGAGACATGCTAATTCCAGCAGCGGTAGCTTCTCCATTGATACTTCCCGGAATGCCAGCAGAGTCAATCGCCCCTGTAGACATCTGTACCATTCTTTGTAACGCATTTGCTTGCTCAAAAGTTATTTGGCTTACTTGACCAAAGTTAAAAGGTTGCAGAACTTGCCGTGGATCACCGTTAGTTAGAATAATCTTGCCGGGGCGTACCTCTGGCCTAGACCCTCTAGGAAGCCGTGTAGCGTCCATAGCAAGCATTGGGTGGACAGTAAGGGATAATGCATCAATACGTGCGCGAAGTTCTGTATCAAGCGCCTTTTGGCTGTTATAGCCTTTCTCACAAACACCTCTACCCCAGAACCTTCCCGGCACAACATCCCAAGGGAATGCTACGATAGGGCGGTCACTCATCATGTAGGGGCTTTCTTCAGCCTTTAGGAGTACACCGCCGTTGGCAATGACAATGATTGCTTCCACGTAGAAACTTTCAGTTGTCTCATCGTCATCATCTTCAACAAGTGTTTCTATCTCAGCTATGTCCTCATCGTCAGCCATCATAAGTTCTTTTTCAGACTTAGTTAGCAGGTGTCGAGGTACTTTACCGTAGTATTTTGTTAAGCGTACTTTATCGTCATCAAAGCTGGATAGCTCTTGGTCAGGCTCTAGCTCGTAATCTCTTGGAGCGTTACCAACGTACACATCAGCGTACACTCCAGACTCCTGTAGTTCCTCCACAAGATGTCGTGACACAAACTCATCTACAGCAACTCCAAGCGCATTGTCTACGTTTGTAGCTACAGGGTCGATGAGAAAGTTTTGAGGAAGGATGGGTCGCAGTTTGACCATTGTACGGTCAGTCACATTAACACCCACTGCTGTCAACTCACCACCCATGATAGGCTGGGTGGCGGGAGCCATCTCTTTGACTTCCTCAAGCACTACCTCACCAATCCCTGTCCCAAAGACTGCTGAATTGATAAGACACTCTCCTACTGCCTGACGTAGCTTTGATTTCTCTAGGTCAGTGTGGAGTTTGGTTCTCAGGTACACAACGTCCTGATTGTCCTGATCGTCCATATCGTCAGTAATACTAAAGTATTTACCGCGACCAAACGTAGCTTCCTCAATCTCCGCTACACTGGACTCTACAGCTTGCTGCAATGCAGGGCTGATTATTCTACTTCTTTCACTCTTTCTGTCTGAGTCTTGTGCTGCCCAGATACCTCTCCAGAGCCTGTAGTATTCTTCGTTACGCTCTGCGTAGTTTGATTCATAGTGGTCACGCCAAGTATTGCACTTGTCTATGACCCAATCTTCAATATGTTGCTCAGTGGCAAGGGTGTCGTTGTCACCGTACTCCATTACTTTTTCCTTGGCTTTTTAGCTGTTTTAGCTGCTTGCTTAAAGGCTTTTGCGGTTGGAGCGCCTTTGGCTCCTACCTTACGCATTTTTTCTCCAGACCCAGCAGCAATACGCTTGCGTTTGGCTTGGATGTTAGAATACAGTCCTCGTTTAGCCATGTTACTTACCTACCTTCTTTTGTGCTGTTTTGTGTGCTTGAGTAAAAGATTTACCAGACCGCATAGCTTTACGCATCTCAGTCATGTGTTTTGCACTATGGTGGACTGAGTGTTTTTTCAACGTAGCCTGTTGTTTTTTAGTAAGTGCAGCCATTAGTACCCCGTTACTGTGTCTAAAACTTCATGGTCATCTATTTCAAAGTCATATGTGTACGCTATCTTAGCCAACTGGTCTATGTAAGCCAATGCGTCCACAAGGTCATCATGTGTCAGTGGGTCAGGAAATTGAAATAACTGGTCTAAGAACCGACTGTTCCACTCCCCTTTGTCAAGGGTTACGAAACCATTTTCAAACCTGCCCTGTAGCGCCCACATGACCCTATCAGTCTTCTTTTTGTTTCCGTGGGTCAACTCATCAACCCTAAAAAACATCCCGTACCGCTTCATCATGTCCGTTAGAGGCGACATAACAGCCTGTCTAGCGATACCTTTTTCTATGCCTATGCCTATAGGCTTGTAGTCTCTAACNACATCAAATATCTTTCTGGCTGTCTCAGACAACTCCCAGCGCCCATGAACTATGTTTTCAACATGCCAATGTCCNCTGTCATTAACCTTAACAACGGCTATGGCTGTCTCATCCAGTTTACTGTTTTTAGTACGNTGTTTGTTTACTTCCTCAAAACCAGCTAAGTCAATGGCTATGTAGTAGTCTCCGTACTCAGGGGACTCACCAAACTTAACCCAATCCTCCTTAAACATCTCAGAGCCTCTGGCCTCAAAGGAAGCCATAAACTCTTGTCTAAACGCATAGCTAGACATACTCTTTTTAGCTACGTTTATCTCCTCTGCGTCCAACAGAGGGTTGTCATAGCTTGTAAAGTGCCATGATTTGTACGTTAAGTCATCACCCAACTCAGCGTACTGATACAACTCATAAAAGTGATTACGTCCCATAGGCGTACCTATAAACAACGCATGTCCCTTTTGGTCAGCCAATGCTGGCCTAAGAATCTGCTCAAATACTTCAGGCTTCATGTCTGCGTATTCGTCCATGACCAAAAACTTCAAGGACACACCACGCATAGTCTCTGGCCTGTCCGCACCCTTCAACGATATTGTAGCACCGTTGATTAGCTTTATCTGTAGGTTGTTAATGTGGCTAGACACAATCACTGGATTCCCCAGTTCAAGCAGTGTCTGCCACATGATGTCCCTAGCCTGTCCCTGTGTAGGTGCAACGTAAAATACATTACCCTTACTGGACTCCAAGGCGTTCACAATCAACAACCATGCTGCTAGTCTGGACTTACCAGTACGCCTACCAGCGGCTACAATCTTAAACCTTGTATCGTCACTCCAGACCTGTTGCTGCCAAGGGAGTAACTCTATGTTTAGATCAGTCATATTTTACTGTCTGGTATATAGCTAGTATGACCATACAACAGGGCTAGTCTTCCTAGTGTCAACATGCACAAAGCTTTTAGCAACACCTATCCCATTAAATCCCATAATCATTGCAGCCTTAATTATCTTATGGCGCTGTTGACCACTAGCTGTCTTAATGTCAGCAGCTATACCTTCAGAGTGTTTCCCCGGCTTAGCCTTCTTTGCCTCTATAGAGTGCTTAGGTGACCTATAGCCGCTAGTGATTACAAAAGGAAAACCACAGGCTTCCCTCAACTCATCTAGTTTTCTAACAAAATCTTCATCTATGTTATTCTCACCAGTTTCTTGACACTTAAAGTCATCTATCTGAAAGTATTTATATATCACTTTCTGTGTACTCTCCTTCAATGGCTGTGGTATCGTCTTGACTTGGGTCAGAGACACTTGTGGCGACTTGCCCAACACCTGAGATAGTAATTGACACAGACTGTCTCCCACCAGCAGAATCCTTTTCAAAATAACTTAAAGGCAACATCCTGTCCATTACTAGCTTCCATGCTGCCGCTTGATTTTTATGGTCATCGTTAAGAGCAGCATTAAAAATACTATCCAGAACCTTGTTAGATTTAGGGGAAGCAAGCATTCTAGCCTTATATTCATTAATAATGCTAGCGTCACCTTTAGGGCGACCTACCTTACCCCTGTTTCCTGTAGTTTTAGAGACTACATCAGTCTTCCTTGGTCTTCCTCTTTTACGTTTAGGTTGATCCATAAAGTATTTACCTTAGTACCTAAGAATACTATTTGATTATATCATATTTTGTGTCAAAAGTCAAGGATTATTTTAGATTATTTAGTTACAAGAGTGTCCTTTTAGTGTGTTTTTAGTAAATTCTGGTTTTCTTTTGTAAACAAGAGGTTAGTAAGCACTAACTATTGGTCATTTTAACCTAATTTTGGCCTATTTTGTACATGAGAGGGTACTATAATTTATTAAGCAGCGCCAGCCCCTCCCCCGTCCCCTCTAGCATACCCCGGCCCTCATGTCAACCCCAGTTAAAACCAAAGGTTGGCATGGTTCTTGCATGTGTTGACTAGAGTTGGCATGAGTTTTGCATGTGTTGACTAGAGTTGGCATGAGTTTTGCATAGGAGCCTAGCCCTTTGGCTACCACAGCCAACA